ATGTTGTGACTGCCAACGACCTTTCGGGTTCCTCTGGTAAGTTTCACAAATTGGTTGTAGATGTTCTTGACGCAAGAACTTATAAATCCAGCATCACAACCTCAGAGCACTTTGAAATTGCTAATAAGCAGATTATCGCTGCAGCATCAGGTTCAGCAGGCGATGCTCTTGAAGGCGCAGGTCTTCAGATTGGTGGTACAGCAGGTTCTGGTTCAGCGGGCGTTGCAAGTGTAGTCTTGGGCAATGCTGGCGGCGGCGCAGGCGCAGATCTTCTCTTTAAGATTGGATCTACACAAGGTCTCTCACTCTCTACCAATGGCGGTAGAAAGAGTGACGCAGTTCTTTTTGGTGTATCTGGTACGCTTTCAGCTTCAGTGGGTATCTTCCAAGAACTGGACGTTGCAAAGGCATTGACAGCAACATCTTTCTCTGGTTCTCAGGGTACATTCCACAACCTATCGGGTACTTTGGTTCAGTATCATGAGATCGACGCGGACCAAGCAAGCATTCTTGATCTTGATGGTACATCCGCTGCTTTCACCACGATATCTGGTTCAACCATTACGGTACACACCACAGATACAGATAAAGCAACCGTCAATGACCTTGACGGCACATCAGCGACATTCACTGGTGTTATCTCTGGTTCGACCGTTGATGCACATACGCTCGATACTGACAAGGCAGAGGTCAGAGACCTTGACGTTACGTCAGCAATTTCAGGTTCTGGAACTGCTACGATTCACAAGGTAACTTCCGATGTTATTTCAGGTTCGATTCTTGATGCACACACAGTTGACACAGACAAACTCGAAGTTGGCGTTATCGTTACAACAGACGTTGTAAAGGCAGCGAATCTAAATAGAGACATTGTCTATGATATTGATAATGGTCACGGTGGTTTGAACTTTGCTAACGGCGTTCTGAGCGTCGGGCATCACAGACAGTTGTTCTCAAGAGACGCAACTGTTGCAAATAGAGCAGCAGCACCAACACAGGGTTCTGGTTCACTGTATACGACAGCATCTCTTGCAACATCTGCTGGTAATCCAACGATTATCATGTCAGGTTCTGAGATGGTGTATCTAAATGGTGTACTTCTTATCCCTGCCCCTGCCGCACAGAGACCTCCAGTTGACGGTGACTATACCATCGACTATAACAGCACTAGTGGTCCTGTGACTATTGAGTTACATGAAAGTCTTACCATGGATTCTGACGACATTTTGGTCGTCCAGTATCTGTCTGGTACAATTTCATAAGTTTAGGTTACTTGGGGGGAGTTCTTCTCCCCCCTTATTTTATACATTGTTTTGTTGTTAAACTAACAAAAAGGAGATATGCGAAATGGCATTAACAAGAATAGGCACTAAACTCATTGGAGATGGTGCAATTACAACAGTTAAATTGGGTTCAAGTACAGTTACGAGAGCAGACATTCAGTCTGCGTCAGTTCAGGTCACACACCTTGACCTCGCGTCTCAGGCAAGAGCAGATCACGTTGATTTTATCGACGGGGACTTTTTCATTGCGGGTGATGACACAAATAAAAATGCAAGAGGGTTTAGTTTTTCACAACTCAAAACCGCCTTGTCTCTTTCGAACGCTGCAAGGGGCGACGAAGGCGCAGTCCAGTTTAATAACGGTACTGGGTTTGATGGTATTGCAAAAATCAGAACAGACGGAGTGCACCTCACTGCATCAGCAGGTGGTAGAGTTGTGTTTGCCTTTACAGACATAAGCGGTTCTACTGGTGAGATCTTTGCAGATTCAAAGACTGGACTAACAATTAAGGCAAAGACAAGACTTTCACTGCATTCAAGCGGAACAGTACAGGGCAATCAGTCAGGATCGATAGAACTTCGAGCAGACGGACTTTTCCCTTCAGCAAAACCAGCAACTCCTGTAACACCAGGAACTTACAGACTTGTATTTACTTCTGGTTCAACGAATTCCTCTGTTACGGGTAAGGCATCTGGTGGTGCCAATCCGAACCGCAACACATATGCACCCATTTCATCTGGTTTAGCGCAACTTATAGTTGTCCAGAGTACTGGTAGTGAGCACTATCTCTTTCACTTGGCAGACGGCAGTTCTTCACCGCTACCAGTAAGTGCCAGTATCAACGTCGAGTATAGTGATCTTAACCCTGGGGGATTGAGATATGATATTCCTGTTGAGGCAAGATCAGGTATCCAAGACTGGCGTAATGTTGTTACAAATCTTGCAACTGCAATGAACACGGCGCTCAACACGGAAGCAGACCTTGCAACGGTAACTTACAATGCGACTTCTAGTATCAACGGCACAGCGTCGATTGAGGTAACGTACAAGGCGAGCACTATCGCAGGTAATGTTCAGGTTGGTACTGGTTTTACCAGATCCAGCACAAACAATGGTAAGTTTACTTCTACTTTTAGTGGTGAATTGTTTCCAGCATCTCAATATCCAGCACCTCTTGAATCTAGATTACAAGCAGGTCAGAACCATGACTACAAGCAATCTGGTGAACCAGATGTTGCTGGTGGATCAGCGACAATCGTATCTTCTGGTTCCGCTGCAGTGGCTCGTGATGAGGTTTGGTTGGACCTTGGTGCTTCGTCGAAGAAGTACAATCAAGTGTATGCTTCTCAATTCTCTTCATCTAACTTGGTTAGAGATAGTTATTTTCACAAGATTGATAATGATGAAGCGACCGCGACAAAGTTGCGTGCTTGGTTGGGCGACGGTACAATAACAGGTTCGACTGGTAACATTCACAAGTTGGATGTTGACGAAGGCACGTTCAATAGCGTTAAATTTTCTACTGCCAGAGCGGCCGCATCGTACATGATCACTGGATCAGGTACGGCGCAAATCCACAAACTTGATGCAGACGAGGGTAATTTCCGTAAGGTAATTGCTGCGGTTCTCACTGGATCAGGTACGGCGACAATACACAAGGTGGATGTCGACGAAGGTACCTTTAACAAGGCGATTGCTACCGTGGTCACCTCTTCTGGAACTTCATTGCTTCATAAGATTGATGCCGACGAAGGCGATTTCCGCAAAGTGGTAGTAACCAACGTTACGTCGTCTGGAACGGCGAACTTGCATGTGCTCACGGGTAATGAAATCTCAGGTTCATCTGGTAAGTTTCACAAGTTAGTCGTAGATGAACTTTCTGCTAGAAAGATAACATCTGGCGTATCTACTTCAGAAAACTTTGAGGTCCCGCAGAAGCAGTACATTCCGTTTGCGAGCGGATCAGCAGGTGCATCAGCAGAGGGCGCAGGTCTTCAGATTGGTGGCACAGCAGGATCCAGTTCGGCAGGCGTTGCGAGTGTCATTTTAGGTGATGCTGGTTCAGGTGCAGGTAAAGATCTTCTGTTGAAGATTGGAACAACACAGGGTGCTTCCTTGAGTGGGTCCATTAGTGACGGCGGCCAAAGGTTTGGTGTGACAGGGTCTGTTTCAGGTTCTGTGGGTATTTTCCACAATGTCACAATTGCAAAATCATTGGGAGCACAGGATTCCATCTTTAGTGGATCAAGTTTCAGAGCACAACTTGTAACTGGTACCCTGGCAACAGTTTTTGAGATCGACACGAACAAGGCAAACATTAGAGATGTTGACGGATCATCGATGAACTACGCGACGATGACGGGTTCAACAGCAAAAGCACATACTTTGGACACAGATAAGTTAACTGCTAATGATGTTGACGGTACGTCGATGACAATATCGGGTATTATATCTGGTTCGACTGTTGACGCACATACAATAGATGTAGATAAGTTGGAAATTAGAAAACTTGATTTCACTAACTTGTCAGGATCAGCAACTGCTACGATCCATAAGGTTACATCTGATGTACTATCTGGTTCTGCTGTAGATACACACACGCTTGACGTGGATAAACTAGAAGTAAATCAGATTGTAAGCGCTGACGTCGTTAAGAAGGCAAACCTTAACAGTGATATTGTGAAAAATACCAGCAACTCACATGGTGGTATCGTGTTCGCTAACGGACAATTGAGTGTAGGTTGGAAGAGGAGAATCTTCTCTAGATCTGCAAAGAAGATTGTCAATAGAACACAACCAACACAGGGGTCTGGATCACTGTACACAACCTGTTCATTATCTGAAACTAGAATGGCTTCAGGTTCTGAGATGGTGTATTTCAATGGTCTTCTTCTTGTGAAGAGTAACTCTAAGCAGGCAAATTATAAGAATGATGGTGACTATCGTATTGATTACAACAGTGGCGGTGGATTGCAACCAGGTACTTTCAGACTTGTGTTCACTTCTGGGTCAACCAATTCTACCGTTACAGGTAAGGCATCTGGTGGTAGTAATCCGCAGAACAATACATATGCACCTATTTCGTCTGGTTTGGCGCAACTTATACTTGTCGAGAGTACTGGTAGTCAGACTTACATCTTTCACTTGGCAGACGGTAGTTCTTCGCCGTTACCAGTGAGTGCTAGTATAAACCTCAACTACAGTGATCTAAATCCTGGTGCCAAGAGATTCGACATCCCTGTCGAAGCACGCTCAGGTATTCAGGATTGGCGTAATGTTGTTACAAATCTTGCAACTGCAATGAACACGGCGCTTAATACTCAGGCAGACCTTGCTACAGTGACCTACAATGCGACCTCCAGTATCAATGGTACTGCGTCAATTGAAGTAACGTACAAGGCAGGCACTACAGAGGGCAAGGTTCAGATTGGTACTGGTTTCACCAGGTCCAACAATTCTGGTAGATTTACTTCTACTTATAGTAGTGAAGTATTCCCATCGTCCCAGTATCCAGCGCCTCTTGAGTCTAGACTGGTAGCAGGTCAGAACCATGACTACAAGCAATCTGGTGAACCAGATGTTGCTGGTGGTGAGGTGACGATTGTAACCTCTGGGTCTACGCCAATTGCTGGAACTGAGATATTCTTGCATGAATCTCTCGGTATGGACAGTGACGACATATTGGTTGTACAATACGTTTCAGGTTCACATCAGTTCTAATAATCCTACCTAAAAGGGGGGCACTTGCCCCCCTGTTCCTTTTCTTATTTCTTTTCCCAACTTTTAGAGTTTCCGAAGACTATTTAATAGAGAGAAAATAATATTTTTTGTAAATTTTTGTTATAAGGAGATTTCCAGTATGTCTGTAAAGAAGTTTAAATTCGTATCCCCAGGTATCTTTCTCAATGAGATCGATAATTCCCAACTGGCACGAGAACCAGAGGCAGTAGGTCCTACCATCATTGGTCGCCTTCAAAAAGGTCCAGGACTAGTCCCTCTTAGAGTAGATAGCATGTCACAATTCATTGAGGTTTTTGGTAACCCAGTTCCAGGTGGAAAAGGTGGTGATATTTGGCGTGAAGGTAATGAGACAGCACCAACGTATGCTGCGTATGCTGCACAAGCATTTTTAAGAAACAGTGGACCAGTTAATGTCGTAAGACTTCTTGGTACCGAGGATGCCCAAGCAACCTCTGCGGGTTCTGCAGGATGGACACTAGACAGCAGTCTAGACGCGAAAGATTCAACTTTGTCTTCTATCTACGGTCTGTACCTTTTTTCCACAGGCGGCGTAGATAGGAGGGCTGGTGTACACAAGCATCACGAAAGAGTTCAGAGTACCCAAGAGGGTCTTGACAGACATCGCGTGCTTTCAGGAACTCTCGGGGCGATCTTTTACTTGCAGGCGGGAACAATGGCACTTTCAGGCAACCTCGCACACCACGCAGGTACTAGAGGAAACTTTCCAGCAGGCCGAGTGCATGGCACTGGGTCACACGTACTAATAAATTCTTCCGATGCGTCGAAGATGGAGTTCAATGCTTTGTTGACCGATGGAACTAAGGCAGAGAGGAAGGTTACCTTCAACTTTGACAGAAATTCAGATAAATATATTAGAAAGGTCTTCAACACCAACCCCACGTTAACCAATAGCGATACAACCCAGACAGCAGGTATGCATAAGTACTTCTTGGGAGAGACGTTTGACAGGTTTGTTAGAGATCATCATGGATTTTCAGGAGTAAGTGGATCCTTGCATCAAGGTGCTCTACCTGCGGACACATCTCTTTCTGCAATGATCGTACCACTGCACGGAACTGCAAACGGATTAGTCAGACAACTGCCAAACCAAGATTCTAGAACACCTTGGATCTTCGGACAAGATTTGAATGCTTCTGGTGCAGGTTACAAAGCTGCTGCCATGCAGAAGTTGTTTAGATTTTGCGGCATTAACGATGGCGGGTGGAACACCAGATACTTAAAAGTATCAATAACGGATGTTAAACCTGGCAACGACATTGACCCCTATGGAACTTTCTCCATCTTAGTCAGAAGAATATCAGACAATGACGCAAGACCATTTGTTCTGGAGAGATTTTCTCAATGTAGTCTAAATCCAAACTCAAATAACTATGTTGGTAGAAAAATCGGTGATCAGTACAGAGAATGGGACGACGTAGACAAGAGATACAGAGTCTATGGAAACTATCCAAATCAATCCTCCTTCTTTAGAGTATTGGTCGATCAAGATGTTGATAACGGTGTAACGGATCCAGCACTAATACCCTTTGGTTTCTATGGTCCGCCTAGATATAAAACAGGCAACATCATTACTTTCAATCAAGCAGACGGAACTGGATACGGCGCTTTCCGCAAAACTGGCACCGCTGGATTTGTACACTCATCAGGATCTGCAACAACTGCAGAATCTTCAGATGTTGTCTTCAAGACTACGGATTGCCACAAGGGTGTAAAGTCTGCAGCACATACAAACATGATTGTTTTGGGACTTCCAACAAAGGCAACTGCGTCTTTGGTATACCCAACTTTGCCACTTAGACTAACTGCATCAGCAGAGGGTCTGTCAAATTCTAAAAACTCCTACTTTGGTGTTTCTACATACAGGACACCAACGGACACCAAGTTTGACCCATCCTTTGTGGATGTCACTAGAAGAATGGGTAGCGGATTTCTCTCAAAGGGCAATTATGATGCTTCAGCAAACTCGACAACGATTGAAACATCTTTCATGTTCTCACTGGATGATCTTGTAATTGTTAGCAAGTCAGGGTCTGTAGGATCAAATCTTGGTAAGAGTCAGGGATCAATTGCACCAGCAGACGCTGGCACAGCAGTCTATGTAAGTGGATCGAGATCACTTAGTACCTCATATACTGCGAAAAGAGGTGGATACAAAGATCTTGTCAAGGCAGGGTTTGCAAAATTCACAGTTCCAGTGTATGGTGGGTTTGACGGATTTGATATCACGGAAAAAGAACCTTTTAGAAACTCGAAGTTCCAATCTGGCGACGAGACAACTTCTTATGAAATTGCATCCCTCAAGAGAGCGATCGATTCAGTATCAGACCCAGAGGTTGTTGAGATGAATTCCCTAGCACTTCCTGGTATCACCAATACGAGAGTTACAAATCACGCTATCAGGACTTGTGAGGACAGAGCAGACGCTCTCGCGGTTATTGATATCGAAAATGGTGGGTATATTCCATCAACTGAAAACAAGGATGATTTCAAGACAAGAGTACAGAACTCTAAGGTCAGAAATGCGGTAGACTCCCTAGAAAACAGAGGTCTTGATACAAGTTACGCTTGTGCATTCTACCCATGGGTAAAGATCTCAGATCAAATTAATGGTAGACAAGTATGGGTACCACCGTCTGTAACCGCTCTTGGAACTTTTGGCAGCACCCAGGCCAAGTCTGAACTTTGGTTCGCACCAGCAGGATTCACCAGAGGTGGATTGTCTGACGGAGCAGGCGGATTGCCAGTTCTTGCTGTATCACAGAGAGTTTCTTCAAGAGAAAGAGACGAACTGTACGAAGCAAACATCAATCCAATCGCACAGTTCCCAGCAGAGGGTATTGTTGTCTTCGGTCAGAAGACTCTTCAAGCGACACCTTCAGCGCTGGACAGAATTAACGTTCGCCGCTTGATGATTTTCGTCAAGAAGGAGATTTCCAGAAGAGCAGCGACCTTGTTGTTTGATCAGAACGTTCAAGCAACTTGGGATAGGTTCCGTGGTTCAGTAGAACCGTTCTTGGATAGCGTTAAATCTAGATTTGGTCTTACCGAGTTCAAGGTTGTTCTTGATGGTACAACAACGACTCCAGACCTGATTGATAGAAACATCATGTATGCAAAGATCTTCTTGAAACCTGCTAGAGCAATTGAGTTTATCGCAATCGATTTCGTGATTACCAACTCTGGCGCATCATTTGAAGATTAAAAAATAATAGACACTATTTAATAGTGTTAGGAGGATTTTTATAATGGCAATTCAGAAATTTTGGTCCGATGCTTCAATTGAGCCAAAGAGAAAATATAGATTTTTGTTATCGTTTAACGGCATTCCGCAATGGATTGTAAAGACTACAGGTAAACCGAACTTTTCAGTTTCAGAATCTGAACACAGTTTCATCAACTACAAGTTTTATTACCCTGGTAGATTAGAATGGGAAGAGATTAGTATGACACTTGTCGACCCAGTGGATCCAGATGCCTCAAAGACGATGCTTGATCTTATCGAGTTGTCTGGGTACGTTCCACCACACAACTTTTTAAATGACTCTAGAGGTCAGGACAGCAAGGTTGTCACTTTCTCCAAGAAGGCAGCAACGAGTGCTGTTGGAGGGAGAGTTTATATTCACACGATCAATGAGATTGGGCAACCAATCGAAACGTGGTCTTTGTACAATCCATGGATTAAGAGTGTGAACTTCGGCGACTTGGACTACGAGGCAGATGACCTTGTAAACGTGGAACTTACAATGAGATATGATTGGGCAAATCTTGAATTAAAAGATCCATCGAATTCAAATAGAGGTGCACTTGCCCAGGTACAGAACTCTGGAGTTGGCGCAACAGCAGGACTTTCTGGATTAGCACCAGGAACGAATTAGTAAAAAAGATATTTATTTTAGTTTATAATAGTTTTAGTAAAGTGAGGTTTTAATGAGTAGAAATTCGAATAGGATGGCGCAAAAAGCGCCTCCTGAAAAAACAGAACCAACTCCCCAACAGTTGGACCAACCAGTACAGACAGTCAGAAGAACAGCGAACACAGAATTTGTCGAACTGCCATCAAAGGGACTGTTCTATCCACAAAATCACCCCCTGCATCGTCAAGAGACGGTGGAAATAAGATTCATGACTGCAAGGGATGAAGATATTCTTACTTCTCCTGCGCTTTTGAGAAAAGGTGTAGCAATCGACAAGTTTATTCAGAACATTCTTGTAGATCAGAATATTAGGGTTCCCGATCTTTTGATCGGTGACAAGTCAGCAATCATGGTCGCTGCGAGGGTGACGGGATATGGACCTGAATATGAAGTTAAGATCACTTGCCCAGAGTGTAACACAGAGTGTGACGTAACGGTAGATCTTACAGACTACCATAAATATTTTGAAAAGTTCGAACAATCAGAGCACTTCACCTTAAATAGAGATGGTAACTTTGATGCTACGCTCCCGATGTCAGGTCTTCAGGTTACTGTAAAACTTATGACATCCAGAGATGAGACTCGAATGTCCAACAGGATGAACACGAAGAAGAAGAATAAATTGGCAGAAACCAACACTACCGATTTTTTGAAGTCGATCATCGTTTCTGTCGACGGAACATCTGATCCCTCGGATTTGAATGACATGATTGGCGACATGCCAGCAAGGGATTCCAGATTCCTTAGAAAGAACTACGCTCAGTTAGTTCCAGCGGTTAGACTCAAGGAAGATTTTGAGTGTATGTATTGCGGTGCGGAAACCGAAACGGAGGTTCCCCTGGAGGCCACGTTTTTTTGGCCTGACATCTGATTATATGTTGCACGTACATGAGCAGATATTCTATCTTGTTCAACACGGTAACTGGAACTATTTCGATGTTTATGATTTACCCATCACCATCAGAAGGTGGTTCGTTGAAAGACTTTCCAAATACTTTGAAGAAAGAAACAAAGAGATGGAAAAGGCGAAGAAGTAAACTATTTACTGGTGGAGACCCTTATGGACAAAAAAGAACCAATTGTAATTGATTTTACCAGGATAGATGAAAGTTTCTTGGTTGCTATGGGTGCTAGATTAAGGTTAATCTTAGACGCCCTGTTTACTGGAGAGTACTTTCCAGTTTCTGTTAAGGGTTCGCCACAGCAAGTGGATTCGTTCGTAAAGACTCTGGCAGGAGAAAAGAGATATATCTCGTCATTGTCTCAATATGGACTGAACAATCCTAAAACGTTTCGAGACAAATTTAAGTTAGATAGGTCAATCAAATCTTTTGAAAGAGATACAGGATTAGTTTGGCCATTTAAGTAGAGGACTGCTAAATGGCTTTCATAGATCCGCAAAAATTAGACGCACTATTTAGAAAGTTCCAGACAGGTGGTGAATACAATCCCAAAGACGGCGAACCCCCTGAGATAAGCGAGTCAGATCAAGCGCTTATTAAGTCGATTTTTTCTGAGTATGAAAGGATTATTGCACGGCGCGAAAAAGGGGGTTCTGGACTACAGGATTCCAATGACTTTTTCAGTAA